GTTCCACCACGCTGGAATATATTTCTTAATTTTTTAAAGTATCTTGTATTGTATTGTTCATCTTTAAATTTAAAGACCTTACCATAGAAAGTAACACCAGCAAGAGGTGGTTGTGAGAATGTAATACTTCCAGAATTTATAGTATATGCAAAACCAGGTTCTTGTATAACTCCATCAAGAGTTACAATCATATTTTTTAACTTATTATCTGCTAAGTTAAATGCTACGCCATCTTTCTTAGTTGTAAATGCAGTGGTTCCTTGTAATCTACCATCATTATCAAAATAACCATCAAATGCTGCACCTAATGTAAATTCAAATGCTTCTGCTTCGTTAAAGTTAAATTCACTTGTTGCAGCAGTACCAAATCCTTTACGTATTCTTTGGTTTTCAACTTTCTGTACACTTTGTGTAACAATTCTACTTGAGTTCTCAACTGTAATCTTATTTTTCTCAGGATCCCAAAGTTGTACAACAGTAAAGTGTGTTGCATCAGGTGTACGTTTCTTAGGTAACTCAACTAATGAACCTTGATCTCTTGTTGCAAAATTAGCAGTTGCTTCAATATCAACTTGACCAAATAGTTTAAAACCAGCAGGGTGTGTAGTTGCTTTTATTAAATCACGCCATTGCTCAATAGATGTTCCTGACTTAATAACATAAGAGTAATCTTGATAGAATAAACTGTCTATTATCTTTTGATTTTGTACACCTAGTTTTCCTTTGTCTGACTGATAGTAACCTAAGTTATCATAGAAACTAGAAATCTCTTCACTGAATGTAGTTACAAATATAGATTGTACCATACCAGATACTGGCATGATTGTAGATTCTATAGAAACATTTTCACGAATTATACCAGTAGAATTTTCTACCTTAAGTAAATTAGATCCAAATCTCCAATCTACAACTGTTGCTCTGAATACTTCTACACCATTAATCTTTTGAACTACTTGTTCACCAATTCTAAAGTTACCATTATAATTTTTTAATGCAAGAACATAGTTAGAACGGAATGTGGATGATACAGTTTCATCTAAATGGAATGCTCCACCATTAGATGTTATTCTTACACTCTGTGGTACACCTATAGATGTGCTCTCAACAAATGCTTCTACCTGACCTTCCACAATGATAATCTCAGGTGCATATGTATAACCTCTACCTGGTTTTTCTACAGTAATAGATGTGACTTTACCTTCTCTTACAAGAACATTAAATTTTACGTCTGATCCATCAGACTTAGTTACTACAATTTTAGGATTTACATAGTTAGATCCTTCATTAGTAATGTCAACTCCTGTAATAGTTTGTGATGCTGTATCAAATGTTACAGTCGCTGCTGCTCTGTAAGATTCTGCAGGATCAACACCAGTTATAACTGGAACCTTTTTGTAATTTAATCCTAAATTTACAATTCCGACTGTATTGATTTTACCAATAGCGAACTGACCAGTAGTAGTGTAAGAAATAGATCCAGAACCATCCCAAAGAGGAGTGCTGGTAACGTCATAAACAAAACGATTTGGTGTAACATAATTAATAGTTTTAGTTCCCTGTAAAGGATCAGTTATAAGTTTGAAGTATGATCCTCCTGAGTTTACTACGTTCTTATTATCAAAGTAGTAGAAGTTTGTAAAATCTGTTCCTGTTTTTGTTTGATATGTGTTAGTGGTAAGTCTAGAACCAAATCCAAACTTAACATCTGTAAATGCACCAGCATTGCCAGGTAGTATAGTTGATTCAATCTTCTCTACTGTAATTAAATTGTAATTACTACTTGGACTAATATCAAAGTAAGTCCCAGTGAGACTAGAATGAGACGTATCAAACTTATACTTGTAAAATTCTTGTAGATCTATGTTAGGGTTAGGTACAAATGTACTATTATCTTCTGAGAATTCAAATTTGTATACTACATCTTCAGCAGATCTAACAGAAACCAATCTCTGTGGTGTGCTAGTATCAAAGAAACTAGAACTTAGTACAACTTTATTTGCATTAGTGTTTAGTGTTGCATAATCATATACAACAACTATCTTATGTGTTACAGGATCATAGGATTGTATGTAACCTGATAGTGAACCACTGAATATCTGATAATTATTTGTAAAGTTATATTGAGCATTGTAAAGAGATACTTCCTGTCCATCAAAATGGTCTACATCTGTAGTTCCTTCTTGTCCTCTAGTTACAGAAATATCATTTCCGTTAATACCAGCAATTTTTAAAACTTCTTTACCTATTTGTATAAAGTCATCTGTTGCAAATCCTTGTGCATTATCTACAGTAACTTTTGTTGCACCAGCAGCAACACCTACATGACCAACATAGATTGTAAATCTTGATGTTGATTGTGATGCACCAGATCTTACTAGATCTTCATCTGCAACTCCAAGATAGTCTCCTCTTGCATATCCTACACCAGCATCTTGTATCTGTATACCAGAAACTACCCCTGCAGAAGATACAGTAAAGGTAGCAGTCGCTCCAGATCCAGTTCCACCAGTAAGAGCAACGCTAGTGTAAGTGCCAGCTGTGTAGTCAGCACCACCATTAAGAATTTCATATCTTCCTATTCCTGTAAAATTAATGTTTGTCTTTGCACTAGGAGGTATTAAAACTGCCTCTTGATACAATCTCTTTCTAATATAATATATTTTTGTTTTAGTGGCATCATCAGGGTTAATATCAATAGTTACATTGTCTCCAATTCCTAATCCATGATTAGATGCAGTTTCTATTAGAGCAACACTTTGATTTACTTCAAATGGTTCTAATCCATCACTCAATGATGTGAGTGTTACAATTCTAGTTCCAGATGTATTGAACAAATCATCAGACTGTATAAAATATGTGTTGTCAGTATTCCATGTACCTGTCAAAACCTTGATCTGGACTACGTTTTGAGCAGATGTTCCTTCCAATACTTCAGCAGTAGCAATAGGTGCATTGACACCATCAGTCAAACTTAATGTAGCACCTTTCGTATAAGAACTTCTTTGATCTAGTAAAATATCAAATGTTTTAATTGCAGCAGAGAATGTACCAGTATTATCAAACGTACCATTTACATTTTTTAGTACAATTGTACTATCGTTCTTAACAGTTCCAACAATAGTTCCAGATGCACCAGATGATGGTTGTGATAATGTATCATCTGCAAATAAGTATGCACTTTGAATAATTGTTAACTTAACAACTTTGTTTTCTTTTGATTCTAAGTAAGATACATCTTTTCCTTTTACAGAACTAACGATTGCTTCTGCTTCTGAACCTTGTGTTCCAGTATTATCAAAATATAACTGTGAATTGATAGAGAAGTTAGCAGATGTATCTAATACACTAACACTCTCAACATTACCTTGTTTTACTTCTTCTATTTGTGCAATGAATCCATCTCCATTACGTGGCATTCCTGCTTGGTAAAAACGTCTTGCTTTTTTAGGAATGTCATTCTGGTTAATATCAGAATTGTAATTACTATCTACAGGAAGAGAATAAAAATTCTCTCCTAAAATGTATGGATACTGCGGTACTTGATTGCTATCAATAGTAATGAAATAAGCATAAGTTCCTTGCGGAAATTCTGGGGTGGTGCAAAATCTTCCATTGTTTTCATCTAGTGTGCCACTTTTGTGGGTATAGGTGTAATCATTGACAAAAGTTCCAATAGGATAGGTTGTCAAGTCAGGTCCTTCAGAACGATTACCATTGATAGAATAACTAGATGTCATTCTAATAATAGATGACGTAGAATCTAAAGGATCTTGATAACCAAACGCACCATAGATTGGGTTACCATCATAAGCAAAACCAATAATAGGTGAGTGTGATTTAGATGCTGGTTCTGTTCCAGCACTGTTTAGGTTATCACTGAGAGAAACACGAAGTGCTTTCGGGTTTGCAGCATAACCATAACCATACTCTAATACGTTGTTGTAGTTATCAAATACATAACCATTTTCTGTATCTAGTTTAGACTCTAATTTTTTATATCTGTTAAAATTCCATTCTTTTAGAAGAGGTATACCAGTTGCACCACTGCCCACTGGAACTATGTCAACTATTACAGTATTTTGATTATAGAAATTACCCTCTGCAATCTTATTAAATCCAGTAATCTGTCCATCAGTATTAACAACTGCTTCAAACTCAGCAAATCTACCTCTACCAGCATTATCTCTAATTACAACTTGTGGAGGAGAAGAATAAAACTCACCAGCATTATCAAGTATTAGACTTGTTACCTTACCACCAGTTACTACAGCACGAACAACAGCATTTCTACCAGATGTAATTAATATATCTGGAGTTCTAGGAAATACATCAGCAGTATCTACACTTATGCTTTCTACAACCTGTCCTGCTAATATCGCTCTTGCTTTATTAGGCACTTGATCAATCAATACAAAAGGAGGTCTTACATATCCAGTTCCACGTAGATCAACCTTGATTTGTTCTAACTTACCATATCTAATACTTTCTGGATCTTTATAACCATAGAAAGGAACACCATTTAATCCAATACCAATATCTCTTTTAGGTGTAGGATATGTTTCTGTAGTTCTAGTTGCTTGTTTTCTAATAATACGAAGAAGTTTCTGATCTAATACTGTTTGTGTTACAGTAGAACCATCTAAAATTTTATGTGATGGAAAACTAGAACTAGCAATGTAATAATACTGATCATCTGCAAGTATAGCAGATACATTTGTTGGTACTTGATCTAATGATGTAGCAACTGCAGATAAGGTAGGAACATTAACTGATGCACCAGTCCCTAATATCCATCTAGTCTGGTTTGTACCTACATTTACAATCTTAGAATCAGAAGTCTCAAAACCAGGATTAGATACTTGTATCTTATCTCCTATAAAAGAGTATGGTTGTGAATCTGATGGTTGTAAATTATAAACAATACCCATTGTCAACAACGTGACACCAGATCCTGCTATTGTAACAGGTTTGTATACTGGTGTACCAACATCATGTTGTACAGCAGTCTGTGCTAATCTATTATCAATAATGAATTGACCTACAGTCTTATCACTAAATGTAATTGTCTCGTTACCAATCAATACCGATCCTGTATTATTCCAACCAGTAGTAGAGAATACATCAATCCTATCTCCTTTAGACTTAGTGCCTGTTAATACTTTCTCAAGTTGAGTCTTAGTTGAGACACCAAATACACCATTAACTGTCTCTGGTGCTAAAACTATGTTATAGATTACCTCATCATCTCTAGTTCCATCTGCATATACATTATCTACAACAGCATCTGCATAATCATATTCTTCTGTATCAGCCTGAACAATTCTTTTTCCTACTAAACTTTTTACATCACCAGATATAACCTTACACTTTAGTGCATATACGTTTATCCAATCTGCATTAGATGATTTGTATGTAAAGTCTCTTGGTTTGTATACCTCAGGTTGTACAATTTTTCTTGGTCTTGTGTTAGCAACCAACTCCATATAACCTTCATCACCGTCAAGTCCTGACATGTAACGATGATAAGCACAATAATAGTAAATCTTATTAGACTCATCAACATCCATCATGAATTCTGGTTGGAATTCATTATCGTAGTTTGTTTTAACACCAAGAACAGGTTTACTGTTAGTGTATAACTGCCCACCAAGTAATGTACCTTCTCTAGTGGTACTAAACTTCATAGGATGACCATCTGGATGGATAGGCATCGGTAAATTAGAAGGGTCAGATTGATTCCATATGATTTGCCAGTTTTGGAAGATCCTTATTCCTTCTGGTGCAAAATAATATTTGCCATACTCAAAGTCTCCAAATAACTGTGGCAACTTACCAAAGTTAATGTAGAAAATACCATTAGGAAATGTGTATATTGTACTAGCAGTAAATGTAGATCCTGTAGTACCAGTAACACTATCTCCAAGAGAAAAAGTGCTGGATACTTGTCTTAGATATACTCGTGTAATTACATTCTGATCATTTCTAACAATCTTAGCAATCTCACCACTAGCAGTGGTAGTTTTAATTCTATCACCAACTAAGAATTGACCATTTGGACTTGTAACGTCTATAGCAATGTTATCAAATTCAGATTTTATAAACCATTCAAACTGTGCTAAGTTAGTACGATCAAGAGGATCAAAATCTTTATCAATAAGACTATTAAAAACAAACTTAATAGAACTATCAGTTCCTTTTGCCTTATAAAAATTCTGTATGTTTTTTATTAATGTTCTCTTATCAACACTACCTCTAAGATATTTCTCAGGAAAAGAACCTAGATACTGCTTCTCAAAATTCTTAACAAATGCATATAAGAAAAGATTACTGATATTATAAACTTTTTGACCAGCAACATGTGCAGCTGCAGTTGTAGTCTCAAATTGAGTCTCATGATACAAATCACCAAGTTTTGTGTTACCACTAACACCTCTTGTACAACCTTGTAGTGTAGTATCAGTTCTAGTTGCGTAAAATATTATCTCATCATCTATTCTAATGTATCCGTCTGCCTTCGGAAAACTCGTTGCATCTTGTAATACAATTGTGTCGCTAGTATCAGTGATACTAACATCCAAACTATCAAATTGTCTAAGTATGTTTTGTTCATAATAATCTATGTTAGCATAGTCTTGAAGATTGCTAATAACATCTAACGTACCACCTTGCACCTCCTGTGCTTCATAGTACTTTTCTATAAACTTGGTAAAAAGTTCATATTCTGTACTAATAAACTCAGGAAGTTGAGTCTCTATTAGAGTCGAGATTCGCTTTGTCTTAGCAACAACCATTTAATTACTCTTTATATGCAGTGAAGGATGAATTAGGAACATCAACGTCAAGGTATACCTCACGCATTGCCTTGATGTCGTTTGATAGAGGTTTTACTCTTAGTGAAATACGATTATCAAAGAAACTACCTCTAATAATTGTTAAAGCATACATCTTTAACTCACCTTTTACATAATCTATGTCGCCAATATCTCTGTCTAGAACAACCTTTTCACCAGTTACGCTATCTAGTCTATATAGGACGATTTTCTTGTCTCTATCTTCAACATAGACATCAAAATTAGGATACTCAGTCACCCTAAAACCAGTAGATGACAAGACTGGATCATCACAGTCCTCATCAAAGGCATTTTGGAAACATACCTCGTAATAAAATGTAGAATTTAACTGTGGATAGAAGTCCTTTCTCATTATGACACTGGTGAGATTAGAATTGATACTAATATCAGCATCATCTATTACACCTATAAACTTACTATACCTAAACTTACCATTAAACTTCTCAGTATCACTTACATCAATATAAGACTGAACACTATTAATTGCTTTGTCTCTAATCTGACCTTCAGTTTGATCAGTAAGACCAGTATTATAAAATATTTTACTTGTTATCTCAACGTAAAGAATAGAAGGATCTACAATCTCTGGTTCTACAGATGCAATTACATATTTCTTAAGATCTGCAATAATTTGTGATTTAGTTAATGATGTAAGATAACTTGCATCATTTGGTTTCAATACAATAAAGACCTTACCATATTCTGGTGGATCTTGATCCTCTCCACCAAATATAATAATGTCACTTGTTGCTGGATATACTTTTCTTACAATTGCTTCATAGTCCTGTGCGGTCACTGCACGGTCTTGTGTGCCATATGCTTTAGGAGCAGTATATTTTATCTTAGAAGTGCTTTCTACCTCTTCACCACCCGAAGAAGGTGTAGTTGATGTAATTGTAGTTGTAAAAGCATTAGGACTTACACCATTTGGATTCTGTACAACACCAGTAAAGACAAATGTCTTAACTCCATTGCTTTCAGGACCTGAAGTTGTAAGATATGATACTTCAATACGTGAATTATTCTCAACCTTCTTACCTAGAACACCGTCACCCATAAGAATCTCATATCTTTGATCCTCAATCTCATCAAGGAAGAATACTTTTGACGTACCATCAACACCTAAGATGTTATCAGCAAGTTTATACTCTTCACTAAATGAACCACCGCCAGGATATACTTGCACCCTAATTGTATTAGTATCAATGTCTTGATTATCTAAAATAAATCTTTGACTTTTAATAGCACTGTTAATAGTGAATGTATTAACTAACCTTGTTCCTTCTTTAATTTCTACGTTTTCAAATGTTGCGACATTGTTAACAACCTGTCCTGTAACAGCATCATTTACAATATAAGAATAGATGTTATTATCATATGATGCAACAAATCCTGTGCCTGGTTGTAATACTAATTCTTTATCAGTTGTAGCGTTAGTATAGTTAATAGTAAATGAAACATATGCTGTAGGAGCAGTAGCACTCTTTGGTCTATATCCTAACTGCTTTGCAATCGCTACTACATTATCTCTCAACGTAGCTGAATCAATGAATAGTTCATTGACTACCATGTTAGTGTTAAACGCTGTGTAGTAAGTATTATAAGCAAGTGTGTCAATTAGAGTTGCTAATGCACTACCTTCAAAATCATAGTCAGTAAAATCTGACTGAGATCTCATATACTCTTTAAGAGAAACTTTTATTTGTTCAAAGTCTAAATTGGATACCTGAGTGTATGGCATTATCTTGTACGCTCTAGAAAGAAGTCTACCGCCACTGGTCTGTCGTCTCTACCTACAATTTTGTACTGCATTTCAACATTGTAACCATTGTTATCGAAATCAACGTTACAATAAATTTTTTGTACTCTTACTCTTGGTTCATACTTATTAATACATTTACCAATCTCTTGTTTTATCATTGCAGCAGAACCATAATCTAATGGTTCAAACAACATGTCCTGTAAACCAGAACCCAATGTAGGTTGAAAAGGTCTTTCACCTTTTTTAGTCATTAATAAGTTTGTTATAGACTGTGCAATTGCAGACTTATCCTTCACCGTTACTAAATCGTCAGTAACAGGATGTTTTTTGAATGTAATACTCAAATCTTTGAATTTCTCAAACTGAGTCGGCATTTATAGACAGCATGGGCTGCTTTTATTTATCCACCTTTTCTGAACTTAGTGCATTCGTCAAGGAATTCCTTCTTTCTCTTCATCTCAAACAATTCTCTATCATCATTCTTTTCGAGTTTATCTGTTAGAGGTAGTGCATCGTACTCAGAGATGAGTTTCTTACCACTCTTTACAAATTCCTCACTTTTGTCTACTTTAATTACCATTTGTTTTCTCCTTAGGTGTTTCCCAGAAATAATCATCGGTATCTCCTAACCGCCCCCACTCAGTCCCATTCTCGACCTGATACTCTATGGTAGAAACCTTAAAGTCTGGTGTCTTCGGTTCTTGAGGAGTGATAGAGAGGTCATACAGACGCATCCTGTTGTTAGGATACAATGCATAC